CTTGCTGCAGCTTTTAAAACTTTAGCTCCTTTTTCAAGACCTAATAAAGCAGGAGATATTGCACCTGCTACTGAGAAAATAATAAAATTTACTACAAAAGTTTTTACTGCATTCTTAATATGTTTCAATTAATTCTCCATGCTTCTATTATTTTGAAATCTTTTAGAACAACGATACCCTCTTCGTTGACACCTAATGTCTTTGCACCATTGAACATGCCACACACATTATTACCATCTTGTTCCATCACAATTAAGTCACCTTTTTGTAAATAATTTAAATCTACCTTTTCAAGGTCTTTTCGCTTAGATGCCTTCTTTATACTGTTTTTAAGGGTATTTCCGTAGTCTCTAATCGTTTCTAAGGCACTTTCTTTATCATCCCAATGCAATTCCTTAGGTATCAAAGATTGCCCTGTCATCGCCTTTATACAAGCATCCGAAAAAAGACAACAATCCCACTTACCCCACTCAAAAGGTTTGTTCATATTGGCTTCAACAAACTTATCAAATTTTATTTGCCAGTCTATTTGTTTCCTCATTTAATTTCTGTTCCAACCTTGTCATTTCTAGGTGTACCTGCTCCACCACTTCCTCCTCCACCAGAACCACTTCCTGTATTAGTAGATGATCTTCCCCATATGATTTCTCTATCTGCCATCGCTTGAACTCTGTTAAAACAAGAATCTGATGAATCAATAAACTTTTGTGATTCTTTTGTATATCTAAGATTAGATGGTCTGCTTAAATCTATTAATCGGTTCTCTGCATCTATGTTGATGGTTGAGCCATTTGGGTCATCATTAATACTCATGCTTTGCATACGTCCATTAAAAATTGTGCTTGTTCCTGCTGATACATCTGTGCCACCAGAAAGAAACCCCATAAATATACTAATTGGTCTGTTTTGATAATTTTCTGTAAGTGCCATATCAAGCACAGTAGCATCCATACCTGCAAGAGATACCGATACCCCTGTTGATGTAAGTTCTAAATTATCTTCGGTTTCACTTATCTGTAGAAGTGTCCCAACTCCTAGATAGGTTTCTCCACCAACCGATAAATCACCATCACCAGACCAAACCCTAACAGCACCACTATCAAAGTCAGCTTTGACTGCAAAGAATATTAACTGATGGTCGTCATCAAGAAAATCTGTAAACTTACCTGTAAATCCTTGTCTGTTTGACATTTAAACAACCTCAATACAATTAAAAGTGATACCAAAGTTTGAAATCTGGTCTGCATCCCAACTTACATCTTTTTCGGCTAGTCTAAATAAACCCTTTGCAGGATTATGAAATACTTTAACATTAGCTGATTTAGTTTCTCTTAGTTTTGGCTCAATCCTTACTCCATATTGATTTAATGCAGAACCACCATTATCTGTTTCAGTTGCGTTTGCTGTAACCATTACATATTGTGTTGGTACATAGGTTGATGCAGAATCTCCTGAAGCTGTTCCTATTCCTAAATAATCTCCTTTCAATATTGTTCCAGATGCACTATTTGAACTTGCTTTAAGATTGATTCCTTTTGCACCTTTGACGTTATCTTTTATTGTGCAACTAGCTACATTTGTTTCTGATACTAAAGTCTGTGCATCTATAGGGTCAACGACAACTTTGCTTGTATTTGTTATAGCAGTAATTTTATGTGTGCCATTGTTTGCAGAATTAGCTGAACCTGTTACAACAATAAAGTCTCCAACTTTTGAGTTTGCAAAAGGAGCAGATGTAGCAGTATCAAGTATTGTATTATCTGTTGAATTGAATGTAAGAGTTTTGTTTGTAGCATTTACCCTTGTTTCAAATTGCAAATCATCAACACTATAATTTCCTCTTTTAACTAAAGCATCAGGGTCTGCAAACTTAAAATTATTAACACTCCCATTTAGTTCTAACAGAAAAGATTGCCAATTCAGAGCTACATCTCTTCGCATCGGTGGAAGAGTTACACTTGCTTCCCAGAACACACCATCAAATTCTTGGGTTCTTATTTTTCCTGTATAGGGTGATGCTACAGCACCTATTGCTCTGACTAACCTAAAATTACTTCTGACAAAATTAGGTGTAGTTGGCATTGTTATTAGTTTAGCCACCGATTAAACTCCTCCTAAATGAGCCACCCCTCATAGCAGATTCTTGCACAGCACCTTTTGTTACTTCTGCTATTTGAGGTAGCATTGACATAACTTCTGCTCTAACTGTTGGTACAATACCTGTGGAGAAGTTTACATTTTGATAAATATTAACAGGTTGTCCACCCATAGCATTTTTACTGTTCATGTTATTAAGTAATGTGCCACCTGTATTTGGAACAAAGATTTCTGCTCCTCTCTCCCCTACAATTGTTGGGGTGTTTCTTTGTAAAGTTCCTCCACCTGCATCTCCTGTACTTGCAGGAATGATTGATAATTTACCAAGTTTATTTCTTCCTAAAACATCAAAAGTTCCTTCACCAAAAATACCATTTAATATTCGGTTGACTACTCCAAGTTGTAAGAAGATAGCAACAATCTGACTAACTATATTTCTTGAAAAATCTTTAAATGACTCTAAAGCATTTTGACCTGAAAGGATTGCATTTACAAAGTCATCTGAAAAAGCTAGAGCTTGTGCTTGTATGACCTCTCTTAAATGATCTCCTATTTTGATAGAATTTTCTGATGCTTCATTGAGTCCTAAAATAGCATCTATTAGTTCTTGCACGTTTGCAAAACCACCTAGCATTTCTTGTAAAATTTCTGCTCTTCTTCTAGCTTCAACACCTTCAAATGCTTTGAAAAATTCTCTTTCAGTGTTTGGAAACATTCTTTCACCAAAATTATCTGGCATAGTAATCATTTCAAGTGCAAGTTGTGCTTGAACTGCAGCATCTAATGTATCTTTTATTAATTGACCCATGTTTTCTTGAAAGTCTTCAAGTTTAAGTTTAGTTGGGTCAAGTTTTTTGATTAGAGTATCTAAAAATGTAAATTCAGCAAATTCATCTGGACTTAAAACATCTTTTAGTGTTTGAGTGGTATTTACTAACTGGTCAAATGTTTCAGTTATGTCCCTAGCACCCTCTTTAGAATCATCTAATGCTGCCATTATTGCAAAAGCAATAAGTTGAAAATTTTGTAATACAGTTCCAGAAAAATTGCTTAAATCACTACTTAAAAATCCAATACTTTGTCCGTTGTCATCTATTATTTCACCAAGTTTCATCAAGCCATTTGCAAGAGCAAGAACACCTGCAGCAGAACCTCCAAGTGCTAAAGATAAAGAATCTAGGTCTTTTACAAGTCTTGTAATATTTCTTGCTAAAAGTGTTATTTGTTTGTTTAAACCTGCTTCACCTATTTGTACTTGAAACTCGTCTACTGCATCTGATAAGTTTGAGAAAGCACCAGATATTGTATTAGCTCTTTCCTCAATCGCACCTGCAAATCTCTCTCTTCCTATTTTTCTAAGGAATTCAGTGATAGCTTCACCACTTCTTTCAATAGTTTCTGTTTGACCTTCAAAGGTTGCTCGTATCTTATCTCCCTCTAATCTGGCAACGACACCAAATCGCTTGAGCATTTCCATCTCGCCAGTGGTGGCATTGAAAGTAGCTTGTGCAAGGTCTGTGATACTTTTACCCATACCTGCAGCAAAGTTACCAAAGTCTCTTAATGCATCTTCACTAGGTTTTACTCCTGCTTGGAATAGGGTTATAAATGCTTGTGCAACTTCATCAACTTGGAATGTGGTTTGAGCAGTAAACTTTCTAATAAGTGCAAACGAAGCAGATGCAGCTTCTGCACCACCTACAACTGCTCTGAGTGTTGCTTCTAAATCTTCAAATTTTCTGTTTGTGTCTACGACAGATTTAGCAATAGCAGCAATCCCAACACCAGATGCAAGTTGCATGAAACCTTTTTGTAACTTGTCTGTTTGCTTTTTTGTCTTACCTAGTTTGCTATTGACTTTATCAAACTCTTTACGGAGTTGCTTGGTCTCTGCTCTGATTTCAACAATGAGCTTATCAATTGGTGTAGCCATTAGTCTGGGTATAACTCCATAAGTTCTTGTAATCTATCTTGGTTCATAGGGTCGCTATCAGTTGTATCTGCTGTATTAAATTCTTTGAAACCTTCTATGGCTAGATAAACTTCGGATAGTGATAAGCTCCAAAACTCTTTTGGAGATATTCCAATCATGCCAACACAGACTTGAAAGAATCTTGGGATTGGCAGAGTTTCCACCTTTACTCCACCTTTTCTGACTTTCCCTCGTCTGTTTCTTCCTCTGAATTACCAGTTAAGGTTGTTGTTAATAACTGTGCGACTGCAGTTATTGATTCTAAATAGGATTCACCGATCATATTTTTTACATCAAGTTCTGATACATCATTACCTCCACCTCTAAGTCCGTTGTATAAAACAATAAGAACCTGAGAAACAGTAATCCCTTCATTCATGCTCATATCTTGTGCAAGTTTTATAATGCTTTTGCTTGTAGCATCCTCAATACGCATAATTGCATCTATATTGAGTCTAGCTTTGTATTCTTTACCTGCTAGTGTAAGTTTGTGTTCACCCTTTAACTTGTTTACTGTCATCTGACTTTTTCTCCTTAGATTTACTTGCCTTTGCAAGATTTAGTTTTAAAAAATTATCTCTTACGTCAATAATTGAAGAGAGAACCTTATATGTTTTTTTATTAACTTTTATGCTGTCTCCAACTTCTATGACGTTTGCTACTTCTAGCTGTGATTTATCTGAAGACATCATTGCATCTACAGATTCATCACCTAAATCAATTTTTACTCTATGCCAAGCCATTATGCATCAAAAGCTGTTATCAATATAATGCCACTTGATTCAAATGTCATTGAATAGGTTGCTTCCCCATTAAACTCACCTGCATACTCTAATGATGAAATCATAAACTTACCACGAAACTTAAAGAACTCTGGAATAAAAAATTCCAAGTTTCTAAAAGCAGGTGTTTGTGCTGTTGAACCATCAACTTGTAAGTTTTGTTGAGCTAAATACATATCTTTAATCAAACCTTCTGTTGCTGAATCAGTGAATACTCCACTTCCAGATATTGAGATTGAGTTTACTCCACCACCTGCAAGAAGCTCTCTATAACCATTAGAGCTTTTATTTGTTACATCTACTGCTTCATCATTCAAAGTTATTGTACTTGATCTTAGACCACCTACTGTTTGAAATGTGCCAGAGTTGTCAACTTTGATTAAGACATCTTTACCTTTTTGTGCTGCCATTTTTATCTCCTAAAAAATATATTAGC